TACGCCAATGGTGGTCTGTCCATGTCCATCGGTGATCTCTTCACCGTATTTCTCAATAAGGCTGTTGCGGAACGTCTCATATTCAGTAAGGGCCTCGCCTAATACACGGTAGTTTCGGGCGGCGATATACCCGATTTTATCCCGATGAGACAGAAGTGGCCGTAGATTAACCATCATCTCTGCCATCCGGGAGTTTTTCAATCGCTTTTTCATGATGATCCTCCTTTTTAATCCAAACCTGTAACGGTAGCTCCACTGAAGTCCACACGTCCCGAAAAATAAACAACACCGCTACGTCTACCAATAGTGATGTAGCCGCCACAAGGACTGTAAATGTCGATGTAGGGGGCATCGCCCTCGTAGTAACTGATGGTGAACATATGATACCGGCTGTTGCCATAAGGACCATACAGGTTGAAACTTCCATAGCTGCTCCCAGCGATGACGTTAAACTCGCCTCCGTAGAATTCCCCGCCTTCGATAACTGGAGATTTGATGGTGGTAGCATCAATGTAAGTGGATTTAATATACCGAGGCATTTCAATGGAATTAGCCATTTTATAAGCCTGGTTCGCTCGGTTATAGGCGGCCTGAGCCTCGTAGTAGGCATCGTCAGCGAGTGAGTATGCCTGATTCGCGGTTGTCCTGGCGCTATCAGCCAGCGAGTATGCGGGGTTGTAGGCCAGATTTTGATTGGTCACCTGCGCCCAGTTGATGGAACTTCCGGCACCCATAGTGACGTTGCCGTTGATGGTGATGACGCCGGTGGAGCTCACCGCGAATGTAATGGCTCCAGTGTTCTTATTCCGGATGGTCAGTCCATACAGGTCCAGATAATCGGAGGCAAACTTATCCCCACTCATCATGCTCCGACCATAACGATCGAGGAAGTCGGATGCTTGTACAACACCTTTGAAGTCGCCGCTTGCTGCGACAAGCTGACCACCAAATGTTCCCTTAGCGCCGGATAATGTTCCCGCGAAGGTTCCTCGACGTGCAAAAAGGTTTCCGTCCTCATCAACGGTAAAATTACCGTTTCCGATATTGATAGAGCCCTTTTTCATGGTCAGTTTTCCGGTCTCGAAATCAAGACTAAAGTTTCCACCGTAGTCTTTGAGAACTCCAGCCCGGATAACATCTGCATTAAGTACGCCGGTGGTAATGTAGTCAGCCACAATAGAACCGTCCATCGTAATAGCCAAACCGAAAGTCTTCCCGCCATCGTTGGAGTAGCCGAGACCATTCATATTCCATTTCCACAGCTTATCCGCTTTGGAGTAATCACGGATGTTGGAAATATAAAGCGTATCCGAACCATACTCGTCCTTTGTGATGGTGATATAGCCAGTGGTGGCCATATTCATAATTTGGGTGGCGTTCTCTTTCGCTTCTTTGAGTACAGCGTGCGCTTTTGGAAGCCCCTCGA